TCCCTTCTTTACGGCAAGCGTCCAGTCTTCGGTGCCCGGCTTCTGGGTCGTGTCCTTGTCGCAGTGCCACAGGGACCCGCCCCACGTGACCATGTCGCCCTTCTGATGTTCGGCGCCCTCCCGGTAGACCCCGCAGTAGAGCGGGACGGGGAAGGCAAGCTCGAACGCGTATTGCGTATCTCCCTGCGTAAGGGAGAATTCGAGCGTGCGGCCATCCTCGAGCACGGTAAGGTCGACATCCTCCGCGCTCAGGCCATCGCGACCTGCCGGGCCGGGATCACCATCCTTGCCGACCACCACACCCAGCGTCTTCGTGCGGCCGTCACCGCCAACGAGCACCAGATGCCCTTCGCTGTCGATCAGGGCGTCCGCAAAGCCGGCTTCGGCATCGCCGGCCCGCTTCTCAAGCTCCTCGATGCGCGCGAGCAGCGGCGCTGTCGCGCGATCGATAGCGCCCTTGAAGATCTCGACCATCTCCTGGCCGAACGCCTCCCCGTCGAACATCAGGCGAGCCCCTTCCTAATGGTGGCGAGGGCGCGCTGCGCCTCCGCCTCGGCGGCATTGTCGTTGGCAGGTTCGGCCTCATCCTGCGGCGCAGGCGCGGTGCCCTTGGCGAACGGGTCGTCCTTCTGATCGCGCTTCGCCAGCGCTTCGAGGCTGTAGTTCTGCTGTTGCAGGTAGACGCTGTCGCCGCCCGGCACCGGCTTGCGGTCGAGCTTGGCGCGCATCTCATCGATCGCCAGAATGCCGGCGCTCTCCTTCAGCACCTTGATCTGCGTGACGCTGTCCATGCGCAGCAGGCCGTCGAGATCGAACTCCGTCCCAAGTTCCTCGCCGGTGGCAAGGCCCTCATCGAGGCAGAGCTCGATGCTCTCGATCAGCACCTGCAGGCACTGGGAGTAGTACTGGACGTTCAGCGCCTGGATGTTGTCGTACTTCGGCATCTCGCCGACGCCGACTTTGTAGGGCGGTACGTGGAACGTCGAGCAGACCACCTCGGCGGTCATACCCAGCTGCTCGACCATTTTCGCGTCAGCCGCGTTGGTCGCCATCGGCGTGTACTGCAGGCCGTCGCCGAGAATCGCGACCTTGCCCGCGTTCTCACCGGTATAGTTGTTGTCCCAGTGCTCCTTGAGACGACGAGCGTTGTCTTCGTCGATCTTGCCGGGCGCTGTCAGGACGCCACCCGGGCGCGAGCCGTTCTGGAAGAAGTGCGTGCTGTTGTTCTGGATGCTGAGGCCCTGCGTCGCTGCAAGGCCGCACGCGTAGATCGGCGATAGACCGACTAGCGGGTGAAACAGGCAGTTGAAGCGATCGTGGATGATCTCGGCCTGAGGAACGACCACGCCGCCACCGTCGAGCCCGGCGAGGTTGTCGTCCTGAAGCTCGTAGTAGACCGAACCGTCAGTCGAGATCAGCGGCGTCACCCGGTCGGGATCGAGCACCACCAGTCCTGTGACCACGTTCCGGTTGTCGCGCAGCTTCAGGACATACGTGTTTCCGTGGCGGAGCTTCGACAGGACCCAGTTCTCGTAGAACTGGATCCGGTTCTGGAATGCGTTCGGCTTGCGTAGGACCGGCGAATAGGCGGGTGACCTGGTCTCGCTCCAGACGCCGTCTTCGAGCGAGACCAGCTTCAGGCGCATCTTCGCAATGTCGCTGGCGATCAGCGTCATGCACGAGAACACGGCGTGAAAGGCGAGTACCGCCTTCCTATCGACTTCCACGTTGCGCTGCCAGGCGCCCGCGAAACTCTCGAAAATCCTGCCCCATCCGCGATTGCCGCCGACGCCTTGCAGCGCCTTCGTCCGCGCGATGGTGAAGCCGAAGAACTTCATCTCAGGTAGCCGCCTTCTTGCGGCGGCGACGCCTCGATTTGGGCCTGCTGGCAGTCGGTTCCGCGCGAGGCTCGTCGTCATCATGCACGGTTGAAGGCGACGAATACCCGAGCTTACCGAGAACTTCGGCGAAGCGAGGATCACGCGCCCGAAGGGCCCGGGTCATGTAGCCGTTATTCTTCTTCATGGTCGAAGGTCCCTCGCTTGAATGGGCCGGGAGCGTTGCCCCCGGCCCTTCATCGTCAGCCCGCCCAGTTCACGCTGGCAAGAACGGCAACCGCATTGTCGCGGCGCTTCATCCAGTTGAGGATGCGCTCGGCCCGGAAGCCGACCATGTTGTTCTGCCAGAGGGAGACGAGGCTTGCCCCGGTGCCGGCGATGCCGTCCGCGGTGGGCGCATCGCTCATTTCGAGCGAAGCTTCCCGGCTCATGTCGACCTGGATACCGCCTTCGTCGGCGAAGAAGATCTCCGAGGCCTTCGCCAGGACCACGATCGCGCCGGCATCTTCCGTACCAGCATCGTCCGGATCGTATGCGCTGGGCACATACTCCGAAGTAATGACCGGCTTCCCGTTGAACGTGCCACCTTCCGGCGTGATGCCCGGGAATTCGGCCTGCCCAAGCGGGTTGGTCATCATCGACAGCGCTTCCGCCACACCTTCCGGCATGATGTAGACGCCGCCGGCCGACGTGCTGTTGTTCGTGCGGAAAGCCGCAGACAGTGCGCGAAGGTCGGTACGGATCGAGTCCGCGTCGTTGCCACTCGACATGATCGGCGTAACGCCGTTCGTGATCGAGGCGGGCGACACATCGGACACCGCTGCCTTCGTCGGATCGATGAAGTCGCGGTCGAGCCGCTCCTTCAGCGCGCGCGCCAGCTCGTCGCGGATCCACGCATCGGCAGCGAGGGTCGAGCGGCGAAGCATTTCCTCCGTCGCCGCCGCGATGGTGGCGACCTTGAGCGGCTCCAGCTTCTTGCGCTCGGTGCCCCACTTGGTCAGCGGCTTGGGCTTGCCCTCACCGACCCAGTAACCTTCGCCGCCGCTCGTCTGGACGAGAATCGGAACGTCGAAGGGCACCGAGCGAAGCGAAGGGATATTACCCGTGCCGAACTTGCCGAGAATGGTCTGCGGACGCAGGAACTCGACGAAGTCGGCGAAGGCGTTACCTTCGGTGATGAGGTTGCCGGCCCACGACGGGTCCTGCGTGTTTGCAGGCTCCACCGCCGCCTTGGTGAAGTGCTCGTAGACCTGCGAAGCTTCGCCGTACATCTTGCGGGCCACGTCTCGGACGTTCTCGGTTTCGAGCTTGGCGATCGCCTTGACCTTGGCGATACGGGCGAACTCGATGCCCGCGTCCAGCTTGGGCTGGCGCTTCACCTGGATACCGGCGCGCGAAGCGCCGGCTTCGGCTGCGTTGCTACCAGCGGCCGGGGCGGCCTTGGCGAGCATCGCCTTTTCCATGGCGCGAAGACGCTCAAGGTGCTTGTCGATCGCCTTGATGTCGGCTTCGTTGCCGTCGAATTCCTCCGACTGCTCGGCGTCGAGCGTGGTGCCCTCGCCAGCGGCCTTTTCCATGATCGCCTCGTTGGAGGCGACCAGTGCTGCGCGTTTCTCTTCGAAGGCGCGGATCTGTTCCTGGATGTTCATTGCTCGATCCTCTTGATGGAGCGGATAACGAAGGGTTCCGCCCGATCGCGGGCAGGGGTTCCGAGCTTGACGACACGCGCTGTATTACCGGGCGCGGCGGGCGGGTCGGGCTGGGGAACTTCGGGGTCGGGAACGCCGGCTGCCTTGCGCAGCCCGGCGTCGATCGACTTGATCGTGGTGATGGTTGCGTCGGCGTTCGCTGGGATGGTGACGGCGCTGAGCTCGAACCAATCCCACTCATTAAATTCGATGCCGCCGTCCTTCAGGAAGGCGTACTTGATCGGGCTAAAGCCGATCGACACCGCGGCGACGAGCTTCATCTTGATGCTCTGCCAGGCGAAATCGAGCAGGTCCTTCAACGCGCCCGGCTCGTCAGTGTGCGCGATCTTCGCCTTGAACCTGATGCCCTTCGCGGACGGCTCGGCTTCGATCACGTGCCCGATCGGCTTGTCATGCGAGTGCTGCCAGAGGAACGGCAGCGGCAGCTTGAACTTCACGCCGAGCGGATTGACGATGTCACCCATCCGGTCGGTCGAAGGCGTCGAGGCGATGCCTTCGATGATGCGCTCGGCATCGTCGAACGACTTGATCTCGATGAACGAGTAGGCGCGATCCTTCATCGGATCCTCCCTCAGATGATGATGATCTGGTATTCCGGCTTCGCACCGGCATCGAAGGCGAGGGCCGCGCCAACCGCCATGCAGACGGCGACTGCGGCGTCGATCTTGTTGGTCGCCCGCTCTTTCGCGAGCCAGTAGTTGCCCCAGCGATCCTCAGCGGTGACCGCGCTCATGAAGGCGCTGATCGTGACCGGGTTATTCTGAATGCGGATGCGTCCTTCGAGCACCAGTTGCTCGACCTGACGAACGCTCATCGGCATCCACAATCCCTCGGGCTCGCGATCGGCCGCTTTCGCCGCCTCCTTCATGCCCTCGGTCGGCTTCCCCTTCTTGGTCCCACCTTGCGGATGCTCTACGCATTCGATGTCGAGCCCCAGCTCGTGCATCTCCGGTTCGAGCATCCGGCTGAAGGCGTACCGGTCGTAGGCGAGGCATTGGACATCGTAGTCGTGCTGGGCCTCAGCGAGCGCCTGGGCGACGTGCCGATAATCGATGCTCTTGCCTTGCGGTGCGCTCAGGTGGCCCTGCTTGATCCACACCGAGTACGGCAGCTTGTCGTGCAACTCGCGGGCCGCGACGGTGTCTTTCGGCGTCCATGCTTCAACCCAGACATCGAAGATCGGCTTCCCCTTGTGCTTTCCGGTCTCGACCACTCCGGACTGGGTGCAGAACGCCAGCGCGCAGATGTCCTTCACCATCGAAAGGTCGGCGCCGAGGAAGACCTTCTTGCCGGTGTGCTCATCGAGAGGTTCGAAGTCGACGATGCACGGTTCGAGCGAAGCGCGGCTCATCCATGCCGTTTCGGCGTCAGTCCATTGGCAGAAGTGCAGGCGCAGAATGTTGTTCAGCTTGCCCGGCATAGCCTTGGCCTGCGCCACGACGTTCGCGAGGTAGTCTTCGGTGATCGTCACGCCGAGCAGCGGGTTCGCCTTGATCCAGCAACTCGGGTCTTCCAGCGGGTCATCACCGGGATCGAGCGAGCAGACAAACGAGAACGTCGTGTCGTCGATCACCTCACCGAGGTAGAAGGCATCGTCGCTCTTCGCGTTCAGGTTGCCAGCGGCAACCTTGACCGCGTGTTCGTGCTCCTCCCAGCAAACCGAGTTTCGATCCGAGCCGCTGTTCGTGATCATCAGCAAGAGGGGCTGTCGGCGAAACTTGAAGCCGCGCTCCAGCATCTCCATCACGCCGCGGTCGGGGTGCTCGTGCACCTCGTCGCAAAGCGCCATGTGCGGGCGAGGGCCGGAACCCGTCTTGCGCGCCTCGCGGCTGATCGGCCGGAAGAACGATCCCCGTCTGAGATACGCGAGATTGAATTCTCGGCCCGGCCCCCCGCTAGACTTCACCCGCTTTGCGAGATCGGGCGACTGATCCTTCATCTTCACCGCATCGCGGAACAAGATGCCGGCTTGGTCCTTGGTCGCGCCTGCGGCGTAGATCTCCGCGCCGGCTTCGTCGTCGGCAGTCAGGCCGTAGAGACCAATCCCGCCTGCGAGCGGCGACTTGCCGTTACCTTTTCCCTGCTCGATGTAGGCGCGGCGGAAGCGCCGTACCCAACCGTGATCGGGGCTGTTGCGCTGCCAGCCGAACAGCGAGCCGATGATGAAATCCTGAGCGGGCTGTGACTTGAACGGCGCGCCCTCGAACTGCCCTTCGGATAGCTTGAGCTTGGTCTCGAAGAACCTGAGCGCCCGGGCAGCTAGTACCTTGTCGTACTTGAGCCCGCGCTCTGCTCCCTTCTCCAAATCGTCGAGGTGGCGACGGCAGGCGTTGCGAACGTGTGGGCCTGCAATGATCTTCCCGGCGACGACCGCCTTTGCATAGGCAGTCGCGCGATCAGCTGTCGCCGAAGAACTCGTCTTCTTCGTCTTCGTCATCAGCGATCATAATCCGGGTTCTATCGGCAGGCGTCGCTCCGAGCTTCGACAGCATCGTCTGCAGCATGTTGAGCTTCGACACGCCCACGTCTTCACCGGCCAGCAAGTCGCCACGCACCTTGGCGCACACCTCGATGATCGCCCGGTCACTTTCCATCAGCCAGGGCAGTTCACGCTTGAACCCCTCCCAAGCCGACTTGCCGTTCTCGTCGAGGAATGCGGAAGGCTTCCCGAGAGCGTGGCCAGCAGGTTCCTTGCGGTTGCGGTGGCGCTGAGGGTTCTTGGCCGCAGCCCCGGTAACCCGGGCCTTCGCAGCCGGGGTGCGAGGATTAGGCATTCAGGTTCTGACCCTGTAATCTGAACTGTGGACGTGAAAGAAGTGGTTCGGGTCCGGTCCTATGGCCGAAGGAGGTCGGTTTGTTCACCTCCCCCCCGCCTTTTCCTGAACGGATCGACCCGGCCACCTGTCGGCGAGGCCCCAGCGCCAGCCTTCGCCCCTTGCCACGCATCGCGCGGCGGAGGTGCGCGGGAATGTCGGTGAGGGGCGCCCGGCCAATGGGGTTGAGATTGGACATTAGCGCGAGGGGCGTGGCGGAGACGGACGTGGGCCGCGCGCGATCGGTTCGCCGTCGTCATTGACCATCGGAATGGGAAAGTGGCCGCCGCCGGTGGGCTTGCGTTCCCAACGGCGCTCACCAGTCACGGTGTTCTTACGAAGCTCCCAGGCGTGGTTCTCGTAGATCGTGCGCCAGGCGAAGAGCGAGCGAAGCCAGTGGATCACTTGGGCCATCCATCCACTCCAATCTCGACCTTGGGTCGATACGCCTTGCCCTGCGCCTCAGCGCTCTCGCGCTGCGTCTTGGCATCGCTGCATGGGCGGCAGAGCGGCTGGTAGTTGTCGTCGTCGTCAGTGCCGCCTTGGGCCTTCGGAGTGATGTGGTCTGCGATCGTGGCCGCTCGGATGCGGCCGTGCTTCTTGCACTCTCGGCATAGGGGCTCGCGCCTCAGCAGGGCCTTGCGCTTGCGCTCGTGCTCCTTGCCGTAGCCGCGTTCGTGGCGAGAGGTGCGGGACCAGGCCATGGGGCACCTCGCGCTGGACTCAGAGGCTTCCTTGTGTTTCCCTCGCCTGCGAGGGGGTACATCACATGGCGAAGCTTTTTTGGGTAACCTTCCGCATTGGGGATGTCGGTAACTACGACGCGCGCTATCAAAGGTTGAACGAGGCACTCGCTTCAATAGCTGACAACTCCACATGGTGGGTTGAGAGCACTTCCTTCTTCCTCTTCCAAGCGGACACCAACATCGACGGAGTGGCAGAGGCGATCGCCTGCGCTCTCGACCTGGACCATGACTTAGCACTAGTTGGAATGCCGGAATACAAATCAGCGAGAGCAATCGGCGCGATCGGCGATCCCGATCTCTACAAGCTCTTGCCCTTCGCGAAAAAGTACTAACTACTGCACCTGCGCCTCTGGAGGCGCCATCGCTGGATTTCAGACGCAGTAAGCCTTCCGGCCGAGGCGGGAACGTGGGAAGCGATGCTGAGGGGGACGTGGGCAATGCCCGCCTTTAACCTAGGGCCCTCAGCACTTCCGCCGCTTCGACGCGGCGTCTGTTCACGTTATGGTCTCACTTTCTGCAAAAGACAAGGGGGCACCTTCACTGGCAGGACAAAATCCACAATGTCGACCGTAGCGTAGCTTTGAGTGCATGCTCGCACCGTGCCTTGCAGTCCTTGGAATGGACCAGACGCAAATCGCACTGGCGTCCCCGGCTTCGGCAGGAGCCGAGCCGGGACAGGTGCCTTCTCCGAGATATTGCGCAGCGGTTCGAGCGATCGATCGGCGATGCGCACGAGCTTCCCGCCCACGCGCATCACGCTGAACGAGACTAGCGGCACTTTAGGCAGCGTACCGGCGGCGTCCTCCGGTACGAACACGAAAGATGGGATGCAGGCCTCGGTGATAAGCCGACGGACGTTCGAGCGGGGCAGGCGGCGTTGCCGCCTCCAAGTGGGCGTCCAGGCACCATAGGAAGCAAGCCGGTTCGCCAGCGTCAGCGTCTTGCTGCTGGGGCAGCGAAGGACGATCCAGGTGGTCTCACTTGTCATCAGCGCCCCCGGATCTTGGCGAGGTCGTCGATCACGTCCTCGATGGTCTCGCAGGCCTCCCGGCGCATCTCCGCGGCCAGTGAAGGCATGACGCCCGACAGGCCGCGCACCATCATCTTCACGGCCATCAAGCGCGCTACAGCATCCTCAATCGTGGGCTTCTTGGACCTACCCATGTCAGCGTCCCTCCGGCCGATCCGCAGAAAGAATCGCAACAGTCGCAACAATCGCAGAGGGTCTGCGACAGAAGCCTGAAATGCTGTGTTCTTCCATTAGAAAAGACCATATTCATTATATTAAACAATAGGATACCCTTTCTGAATCCCTAGTTGTGGGAATCAGATTGTGGGCGTCCGATGATGAAAAATCGCAAAGTGTCGCAGACCAGCTGCGACAGCTCAGGGGCCTCCCTTCGGATTGA